AGAAATCAGCTAAAGGCGCAGCATTAAAACATCTTAACGATGCAGAGAATGCCTGTTATCAAGTACTGCATAGTGGATATGACATCACAGATGCTAGAAGATTCATCGATGATATATTCAAACAAGTAGGAATTGACAGCCCAGTTGTACCTGACATCAGTCAAGGTCTAGCTTGGGATGGCAATAAGTAAATAAACAACAAGGTAGATACGCTGTTAAGATTGTAAATCCAAGGCGTAAGGTTCCAGTACTTGGTATAGCTGGCGTATCTATCCAGTTGTATTTAGTAGATAAATAATAGTATAATAGTAGAAAACAAGGAGCAGACAATGAAGAGAAAAGGTACGCCTACCCTATTAAGTGAGGCGATTCTAAAGCTAATGAAAACATCTGGTACTGATTGGCAAAAGCCATGGCGTAATAAGAAATTCATTACAAGTCAAGGTCACTACTTAAGTGGCGGCAATCTGGTAACTCTAGCTAGTCTATCATCATTTGATAGAACAGTATGGGCTACCTATGACCAATGGTCATGGCATGGTTGTCAGGTACAGAAAGGAGCTAAAGCAGTTAAGCTTACAGTATACAAAGGCAAAGATGAGGACGGTCATCTTAAGTTTGGTAAGTATATTGCATTCAATATCGAACAA